AATATACGCAGCGTTCGAGGTAACTTCAGTCAGCAAACAAAATCCGTCCGTTGCGATAGTCCCGGTGGTGCTGTTTGTAATTTGAAATGTGGTGTTTCCGCTTGACCCATGTACATGTAGAGTGTGCTGCGGACTGCTTAATCCAATTCCAACTTTTCCAGTCGAATCAATCCGCATCCGTTCGGTCGGTGTCGCGCTCGCATCTGCGCTAGTCGAAAAGATTAAAGCCCCAGGCATGTCAGCAGATGCGCCAGGAGCGCCATTTGACACGGCACTGATCGCTACTGCATCACTATAGCTAGTCCCGTTCGCACCACGAAAAACAATAGACCCCAAGGTATCGCCGTTTGTGACGATTGTATTCGCTCCCAAGGTCGCATTTCTGCTCTTCTGCAACGCAAGGGTCGGCCCAGCCGTAGAAGCCGTATACTGCGTGATTGTGTGATCAAGCGTACTCGCAGACCCTTCAGCTATATTCCCGCCCTGCACATCAAGAATCTGAGCCGGTGAGGTAGTCCCGATTCCAACTCGACCATTTCCTCGGTCAATAAAAAGTGGAGTGGGCGATACGCTGCCCGCAATAGTAGTAATTTTGAATCTGCCACCGCCAGACGAATCATAAACGACGCAAACGATGTCGCCACTCTTGATATCGCCCGCTGCTAGGGCCGTGTTAGCGGGGCCCTTTACTAAGCTAACGGCACCCTGGCTATTCACGTTTAAGGTAGCCGCTGCGCCAGTCGTGTCGTGGTTTGCGATAAACTTAAACTCTTGGCCGGCTGTGTATCCACTTATTGTAAGGGGAACCGTGACCGCATAAACACTAGCCGAGCCAGTTGAGGTCCCGCCGTATATATCAGGCCACTGAGAAACCGCCGACGTTACCCGAGCAAAATAGAGATTGTCCCAAGCGTAAATGTTCGCGTTACTGGAGTCGTCCACGACCAGCTTGAACGCCCCGTCAGCATACACCTGTGCTCGTCCGGCAGAGTCAAGAATGATTGGATTCGTGGCTGGCGTAGCACCCGCTGAGTCAACATACGTTGCTTTCGGGGTCAGCGTCCCGGCATTGTAAGTATAAACCTTTCCCCCACTGAGGACGTTTCCACTTGTGTCGCGAACTCCAGCAAGGAGGATGTCGATCTGTTGCAGCGCCATTACTCGTAAGCTCCCTTCACCACCAGCCGCTCAGAACGATCTCGATCAGAGCCCTTTGCCCGGTTGAAATAGTAAACAGCTTTAGACGCCAAGGCGCCCCGTTCGTTGAGAGGCAACTTGTAGTCGTCAGCCAATAACGAGGCTAGGCCATACTTGATAGCCAGCGCCCAATGCTCCGGCATGTCCCCTGTGGAGGTCGCCGTGTCCCAGTCTTTTAATTTCTTAATCGCGAGGATGCGTACCGTCGTCGTCGTAGTCGGGACAGGATAAACGTAGGCCGTTCCAGCCCGAGCGTTGTCCATCGTAATTTTTCTTATCTGACCCGCATCACTCTTGGTCTCAATCGCCTGATACTCACGCCAGGAGATAACCTCTATGTCCTCATAGGTCGTCCCGGTGACGAGGTATTGAGCGTCATCAATGCCCAGGACCGGAGGATCGGTCGGGAGGGCGACAGTGCTAGAATTGGCTGTCACCGTCAGAGTAAGAGGGACAAGTTGCCAGAGGAACACGTCCTTCGCTTGCCACTCTTTAATCATCTCGTTAAGAGCTATGGCGGCATTGACCGCTTCCTCGCCAGACACACTCTCGCCAAATCCCAAAGCGCCCACTTTGCGTAAAGCGCCCTCAATTAGCTGAGTCCGAGTCTGAACAAAGTCGAAGTCAGATGCCGCCATAGCGAACTACGTCCTTACGGGATGTAGTACTGAGCCGCACATCGGATCGTTGCGCCGGTCGTACCGGACGCAGCGGTGTTCACCTTCATGTCGATGGTATCCTCGACAGTTTGGCTTGCACCCAACCCCGTGTGAGCACTGAGGCGGACAAAACTCGCAGAGCCCTGGCCGAAAGCCGCAGATGCTATATATCGATCGGTGTCGTTGCCGTCACCGAACTCAGCGGTCAACGTCGAACCGAGCGAGCCGGAACACGAGACAGCGAACTCGACAATAACAGCGCCAGCCGGTATTTTGACCAACTGAACAATGTCATTGGCGACGAGCGCCGTGTTTACGGTGAACTCCGCAAACACACTTACCGTCTCAAGTCCGTGCTTCGCCGGGACCGGCGTGGTCGTCGAAGTAAGATTAGTTGTATAAGTAGGCATATTTCTCTCCTTCGATTAACCAGAAACCGCAGTACGAGCGAGGTAGACGCCCATCGAGCCAAAGTCTTGGCTGTTGAACTTCGGACGCTTCACACCGCAGATCATCGCCTGAGCAAATCCCTGCTGGTTTTTGTAGTCATCCCATTCTTCCTCCATCGCCGGACGCATACCCCAAGCCCAACAGAGCGATTGCGCTCCCATAAGGACACACTGTGCCCACGGGACGTTACCGCCTGCACCGGCATCGGCAGCCTTCGGCATGAACTCGTGGGTCATAACGATCACTTGGTCGTAAACCGCAGCACCAGCGCGGAACAACGGGTGTTCGTCAGACCGCTCGTAACACTCACGCGCAGCGGTGAGGTACGACGAATCTTGCTTGAGGTCGAAAAGAACATCTTCGTAGGCAAGGAGCACAAAGTACTCTTTGCCTTTGATGTTAATCGGCCGAATCGGGCTGAACGCACGATCGTTACCAGTCAACGCCAAGGTGCGGAGATACGAGAACAAACCAAGATTGATCTTGCTGTTCGTCGCATTGAGCGCACTCTTCGCCGTAGCAGCGGTAGTGGTTTTGGAAAGAACGCCCGAGCCGTCGCGGTACGCCACAAATGACGGCGTAGCCGTCAGAGCGTTAATGCAAAGCCGGTCAATCTTTTCTTTGCCCCACTGTTTCAACATCGCCTTAGCCTCATCGGGGACCGAGAAGGCGGTGCGCTTACGAGTCATCCGGCCCTTGACGACAACACCGTGACGGTATTGGTCAAGCGTAACGGCATCATCGTACATGCTGAGCGCTTCCTCGTTTCCTTTGAGGGTCGTATCGCCAGTCACACCAGAGCCCGAAAGACGCGAAACGAGACCAAAGGTGATCTTGTCACCCTGATCTTTTTCAAGCTCGGTCTTGACGTGAATGGCACTATTCTCGTCGCTGCCCATCATGCCGGAGGCATTAAAGAACGACAGCGGGAGAGTCTCTCGAAATACCTTCTCGGCCCACGCTTTCCTTGTAAGCGCGTTGGAGGTATCAACTGAAGTATATCCCATTTTAATTAAACTCCACTCTCAGCGCCCTAGCCCTTTCGGAGTAAAGCCTCTAACTGAGCATCACTCATCATGTGCACCGGAATGTTCTCAGAGTCCTGAGCGGTCGCGGCTACTCCACCTGACGCTGCTGTGACTCCCGGAATTTCCTTTGCCACGTTCTGAATCCTCTTCAGCGCCTCCTGGCTACCACCACGGAGTTGTTTGATCTCCGCTTGGAGTTTCTTAAACTCCGGCACCAAAACACGCAGATAGTTTTCAGCTTTGAGTCGTTTCGCTGCTTGTATCGTTGTGGTCGCAGGAACAAGCCAAGGATTTGCCTTGAACTGTTGGACCACCTCAGGCGCAATACCATCCGACAAAAACACATTAGCAATCGCGTCTATCGGCGTTTCCTCAAGATCGACGTTCCGAAGAACGGCTTCCTGATTTTGCCGCGTGACCGCTAACTCCTGCTCGGCTTTTTCAACTTGAGCCAAGTGCTGCTCCGCTTCCCTAATTTTCAGAAGGTCTTTTGTACCTTCCACGGGATTCGTCGCCATCTTGTCCTCAAGCTGCGCGTTCGCAGATTGAAGGTATGTAGTGAGCCCTTGCTTTACTTCAGCTAACTTACTCGATTGACGCTTCGTTACTAACTCCAGCCCGTCGAGCTGGCGCTGTATTTTTTCCAGGCGCTCTCCAACATCAGCGTCACTACCGTCAGTCTTACGCGGAGTCTCCTCCGGCGTAGCGGCGGGCGCTGCGGGCGCGTCTGCTTTGACTTCGCTCTTCGGTGCCGGCGGCGGGGCCACGTCCTCGCTGTCCTCTGCTGCTTCCTGGCTTGCCAGAAACGCATCAATGTCAGCGTCAGAAGCCTCGTGCAACTCAACCATTTGAGGTGCGCTCGGCGTTTCAGTGGCTACACTTTGGCCTTCAGTCTCAGTCATATTGTTTACCCCTGTCTGGGAGCTTAATTGCCCTCGGTCCAGACAAAGGTATTGTTGCGATAAGCCCCGGCGAACGTAAGGCTACTGGGTCATCAAT